GCCGGGCGTCTGATGAAATATCTGAACCTGAGCAGTTGTCAGCCCGGAAAACATCAGTACAAAAATGCTCGTCAGGAACATACCTGCCTGCCGAATCTGCTTGAGCGCCAGTTCGCTGTGCCCGAGCCAGATAGGGTATGGTGCGGAGATATTACGTATATCTGGGCAGGAAATCGCTGGTGCTATCTGGCGGTCGTCATGGATCTTTTTGCCCGCAGGGTTATCGGCTGGAGCCTGTCAGCGAATGCCGATACTGCCCTGATAAGCAGTGCCCTGCGGATGGCGTATGAGGTGCGTGGTCAGCCGCGGGACGTCATGTTCCATAGCGACCAGGGAAGTCAATATACAGGACTGAAATATCAACAACTTCTCTGGCGTTACAGGATAAAGCAAAGTGTCAGCCGACGGGGAAACTGCTGGGATAACAGTCCAATGGAACGCTTCTTCCGCAGTCTGAAAACAGAATGGGTGCCAACCGATGGCTACACAGGCAAAGACGTGGCCCGGCAGCAAATCAGCAGTTATATTCTGAATTATTACAATAGCGTCAGGCCTCACCATTATAACGGAGGGCTGACGCCGGAAGAGTCAGAGAACAGATATCATTTTTACTGTAAAACCGTGGCCAGTATTACTTGACCACTACACGCCAGCTGTTTAATGCGCGGATCCGGAGCATCGTAAGAATCCGGTAACGGAAGCCCTTCACCGTAGGCCATGCCGTTGGACTGTCCGGCAAGCACAACCACGTAGAACCAGTCCGGCTCAGATGAAGGGCCGTCCTGTGGATCTCCTTCAATAGCCACCGCCTGCATCAGTGTGTACGGCGTAATGGCAACCGGTCCGCCGTATGGCTGCCAGCCCTCTTTCAGTTTGTGTGTCAGCTTTTCCGCAAGGTCTGACGGCGACGCCGCCCTGACAACATCATAGTGTTTAAATGCCATGAATCCTCCCGGCCGGGATAATATTGTGAGTAAAATGAGGAGCGGGCTGAAGTCCGGAAGTTACAGGACAATGGCAGAAGAGAGACAACAGCCCGCAATACGAAAAAGGCCGCGCTATTGCGCAGAGTGATTACTGTCGGATATTATTCGCCAGCTGAAATATTACTTCACGTTTTGTTGTTTATTCCTTGCCGCCCGCGTCTCCCTGCGCGGGCTTTTTTTGTCCATAAGAAAGCCCCTCCGGAGAGGGGCTGGAGAGTGGCGCTATGTGCCATTGCATGGTGCCGGGTGCCTCCCGGTGAATTCAGTACCAGCACCTGAATCCGCGATTATCCCATATACCTACTCGCTGATTGCCCCTCCGCACAGGGGGATTCACCATGCCAGTTTCTTTTAACAAACTCCCCGCAAACCAGACAACAGTCAACCGCCTGAATTGTGAGACATTTAAAAAAAAGGCCCGCAAAAGCGAGCCAGGGAAAATAAGTGTGGCGCGTTGTACTGGATTCGAACCAGTGACCGATTGCTTAGAAGGCAATTGCTCTGTCCGGCTGAGCTAACAACGCAGGATACAGATAATGGACCGCCTTCGGGGACCCGAACTCCGCGCAACCAGCTTCGAAAGCTGGCGCTCTTTCCTGATGAGCTAATGGCGGTATGTGATGGTGGCCCTTGCTGGATTTGAACCAGCGACCTGGCGATTATGAGTCGCTCGCTCTCACCACTGAGCTAAAGGGCCGGGTCAAAAAATAATAATCAGATGAAAATCAATAATCAAGCCCTTGCCTGGATACATATCTGTCTGGCGGGAAGCCATAATAGCGGTGAAATACAGAAATAAAGTAGGACCAGCTTGAATAACCGCATTTTTCTGCTACAGCCTGTCCATATCCATGCCGGGAACATAACATATTGACAGCAACACGCATCCGCTCTTCCAGCAACAAGCGACTGAACATGTGCCCTTCATTTTTCAGTTTTATCTTTAACAAACTCTCACTCATATGCAGGCGTAACGCAATCGCACCAAGCGTCCAGCTTGCTGATATATCTGTCTGAATTATCGCCCTGACTTTGGCACTTATACTGGATAAACATCCACTTAAAAATAATAATATCCGTTCATCTGATTCAAACAGCGACAGGCATACCATCATAAGAAACATATCCGTGGTATCTCCGGAAAATCTCTGGCTGGTAATTAAAGCCTCAACCAACGCAGGGTTGTTGGGTTCCAGTGACAGATAAAGCGGAACGTCAGTCAGATGAGTTCTTGTCAGCTTATGCTGAATTTCCAGATATTGACTTACTATGGAATGGTTTATATCGAAAATTTTAACTTTGCCATAATGCATAAGGAAAAGCGCCCTGATGCATTTGGTGGCCAGAACGACTGAGCCGGGCTTAAGTGACAACGTATCCTTTTCAAGAAAAATATTAATTGGGGAGCAAACCATGATAACTGAACAGACAACAACCATTATAATTTTACTTTCATTAGCAATTGGTTAGTTCAATTATAGCCCCAAAAGGTAAATTATCATCAACACATAAGCAAAGGACTGACAGGTGCCGCTAACACCCACCAGCCGCCCATTTACCACAAATAAAAAAGCCTTCAGGACTGAAGGCGTCTGTAACAACCGAACTGATAGTCTGCCAGACCCGCATAACCAGCAGGGTCAGTATTAACTGGCAGCGCTCGCGTGAAAGGTACGTATTCTGCGCAATCTCCCCAACCGTCGCCGGTTCGGTGACGCTTAATTCATCAAACACAACTCTGGCGGTTTCTGTCATATCCTGCTGTTTCAGCATGTCTTTTTACCCTTTCCGGTTAACGTGACACACCAATAACTCTTGTCGAAAAAGCCAGCAAGCTGAAAGACCTGTATTAATAACTACCAGCACATTTAACGCACTGCGCTACTTTGCGGGCACAAAAAACCCGCTCAGAGGCGGGGTCAAGCTATGCGGCGAAATAACCACTCTTAACAGCATACCTGATTTTTTACGTACGTAAATGCTTTGCCGTGCATATTTTTCATGCAAATGTCACGTCCTGCTATTTTTCAGTCTTATAAATTTAAAACCATAGAAAAAATCAATTATGTTTTAAAAATGGATAGGTAAAGAATAACAAGTGACACAGATTCAAACCAAAATGGAAAAGGGTGGCAACCCACAAACGCCCACTCCACATCCATGACAATCCATACACAACACCAGATAACGTGGCAAATAATACAAGTAAAGCACCACCTGAATAGTGAAAAAAACCAAACAACAAAGCCGCCACAATTAATGCAACCAATGGAGACGTTACTTCTGATAGCCGTGATTGAATATACCCTCTAAATAATGATTCCTCTGCCAGAGACACAAAAAACAAATTAGCCAATATAAACTCTGGCAACCACTCAGGAAAATGAATCTCTGGCTTTAATCCACCAAAAAAAACAGCCAAAAACAGGATAAGAGGAACAGAGAGCGACAGAGCCCCCCACTTCCACAAAGACACTTCTGATTTTACTTCTTTTTTAAACAAAGAAGATGTACACAGGACTAACAAAAATGGCACCAGCGCTTTATCAAAATTAAAATACATTGTATAGGGAGTGCTTTGAGGGCCAACAGTAACAGAATTTAGCACTACAGGATTGTGAAACCCTGGCCATAGATGGAAAGATAATGCTATGGCTGATAAAACCATGCCAACTTCATATATAGATTTAGCCCAGGCGTTATATTTCCAGTTGAACTTCAAAATAATAAAAAAAACGATTGTAGCAACAAAAAATAACACCGACCAATCAATAATATCATTAAGCACAGCCAGGACAACAGACACCGTCAACAATGAAAAAGCCACTACCTTATGCCAACTGAGAGTTGACAGTGACAGTACTAACACAATCCACATAAGCACTCCTTTTATTTAATGATGAAGATTGATTATCAATATTTTCAATTCACCAGGCAACATTTTATCTACCTTCCACAATACATGACCATCAAAAAAATAAACATGTTAATTATAAACGCAGAAAACATAACCCTCATCACTATATATCCCTACCGCATATCCATATCTAACCGGACATTCAGAGCCATAAGCATTCCTTCAATAATACCTTCCGCTTTATAAAGCCTTTTACCAATAAGCCCATCAGAACATCTATGCTTACGTGCAAGAGCCATAAATGTCATTCCACCTACGTAATAATCCACCAACAAATCGTGCAAATACTGATTATTCTTGTTTAATCGTGCCATACAACCACAAATTATCATGGCGTCATCATCAGAACACTGAGGACGTGATTTCACTTTAGTCGGGATTAATCCTTTAAAACCAGCAGCTATCGAGGGCCATGTTACATCTTCATGATTATTTGCTGCCCATGCCCCCCATCGCTCAAGAACCATCTGGATATCACGCGCCATCGTTACCACCTCTGATTTCGTAAATCTTCACGCCCAGCCGTCCACCTGGCACAGGCTGACCGCGCACAATATTGATTTCATCAAACTGCTCGTCATCAATGAGCACTTCCGCATGCGTCAGCGCATCCAGCGGTGCTTTCAGAATGTTGTCCAGGTCACGGCGGCGCTTATCCGGTGGTTCTGCAATAATTTTTATTGCCAGCCGTCCGGACAGGCTTAATTTCAGCCGCTGCTGGCGAACAATAAGCGCCACAGCCCGGCGATAACGCTCACCGGCTTTTGATACAAAATATGTGCTGCCACGACGTCGCCAGTAGGTGTTCACCGTCGGCGGGTAAGGCAAAACAAACTCTATACGCATCAGTAACCTCTTTTACCCGAGCACGCCGGTTGCAAAAGCGTGATCAAGAAAACGAAAAATTAAATCAACCTGGGAACCATGCTTTTCTTCGAGCGCCAGCGGATCCGCATGAAGCTCGTTGTGATGCTCCCGACACAGCGGTAGCGTGAAAATATCGTGGGATTTTGTTCCCATTCCACCCTGACCATGACCAATCAGATGATGAGGATCGTCCGCTGGCTTACCACAACACGCACACGGCTGTGTCTTTACCCAGCGTGTGTATTTCTCATTTACCCAGCGGCGACGTTTAGGTCGTTTCATGAAAGATTCCGGAGACTCAGGATCAACGGCAATGCTGACCACCGTCTTTTCCTGTGGTGGGTTCTGTTGCTGGTGGGCGTGAGGCAGCGGCGCAAGATTTTTTGTGCGCTGTTTCAGTATGCTGGTGGCGGTCTGCTCTCCCGGTACGATGTCGCTTTCGCGGTACACCGAGCAGATTTTTTCCGCTGGTAATCCCAGCGAGCGACGTAATACCGCTTCCGGTAGCGCGTCCGCCAGCTGATTGCGGACCGCCCACCAGGATAATTCAGCCAGAGATAATTCACGCTCCTGCGTACCGCTTATTGCGTGACCGATGACGTCAATCATCCATGCTGACAGGTTTTGATGAGCAAGTTGCTCGAGTGATTCGGATGTCTGGTCACGCAGCTGGTTGTCGCAGTGCCAGCACAACACCATTGCGCCGGTACCATAACGGTGAATAACGGTTTCACTGTGATGATAGTCACCATGAGGCCACTGGCAGGATTTGACATGACGCAACAGCCAGTCAGACAGTGCACCAGCGCCACCAACAGCACGAATCACACGCTCATTGCTGAAAAACGGCAGTAATGATTTATCCTCCACCAGCGGCTGGCGAACAGTGGGAACCGCTCCGGATGGCAGCGCCCGCATGTTTTTCGGTTCCGGCTCAACCAGCACCCTGCTGTGATGAAAAACCGGCAGTGATTCGCGCCCGGGCTTAAGGACCACCAGCCCGAGTTCCGGTACCGGAACAGGTCGAAGTAATACCCGCACGTTACCTCCAGATGCGTTGCTGGAATGTGCGGGACGGACGCGGTGGGCGCTCGGAGTACGGCAGCCTGACGTAGATTATCCAGTGACGATAATCGAGGCTGAGGGCTTTCCTAAACTCATACCCACGTCTGCGGTAGTTCTGAATCAGCCATTCGGCCTGTTCTTCAGTGCATGGGGCGTGCCGGAACCAGTCAGATTTGAATGCATGAGAACGCCGCCCGTGCCTGCTGGCAAAGACGGCTGAATTATCAGAATTGTGTAGTCTGGAATTTTGCGCCATCGGCTTTCTCCGGTGGCACAGTGTTACTCAACAGGGGTTCAGCCCTGCGCTGAATTGTAGATGAATTCACTAATCTTCAAAAGCAGAAAAACCAGCCTTAATCCCAGCTTCTTTCAGAGACGGCAACGATGTGACAAATTCATTTGCACGCAAAATAAAACCATCCGTCACAAGCCCATCCACAAAGTAAATTAACGCAGCTCCACTCTTCCTATGTAGAGACTGTAAACATTTAATACGGCAGTGGCTGACAATAGCGCCATTCTCAACGCGCACAGTATAGAGGCCATCTTCACTAAAAATTTCACGTAATTCTTCGATTTTCATCAACAGAATCCTTCCAGATAAATAGCACTCCCCCTGTTCGGGGTCCATCCCTCTTCTCCCTGCGCGCTACTTAAGTATTTTTGATTCTATTCTGGCACCGTCCAAAACTTCAAACACGTTGAAAATAAAAACAAAAAACCCGCCGAAGCGGGTATACTCAAACAATCTGGAAAATATTTCTTGGATTTGTAATAGGTCTGTTGATGGAGAACAACTCACGAATTAAATCTTGGCTCAAGCCAGTTTTCATAAGAATTCTTAGCCAGGTTGCATCATCCAGCATTTCAATCGCCTCGGCCAGCATGCCGGGTTCTTCAGGGCGCAAAAGTTCATCACCAGGTTCAACTCTCGTATACCCTCTGGAATTAAGATGCATATAGCCAGTTCTTGCCTGTTCCTGGGTCAATAAGCCTAATGCGCTGGCTCGATAAATACACATTTTAAGGCTGATTTTCCATCTAAGTTTAAATTCAACCAGAGCATTCCAGTCGAATTGCTTACCTCGTATTCGTGGAAATTCTTTAATGAAAGATAACCTGGGAACTAATAAGGCGCTCGAAAAGTGATCGGCTTGTGATTCCGTAAGTTTATCACCTGTCGTTATGCCCTCATGCATTACTAAATGCCCTAATTCATGACCTAAATCAGAGCGAAATCTACATATGCTTTTTTTAACATTGTTCCTGATGATAACAGGCCTGTTATTGTGAACAGTAAAAGCATCAACACGATCATCGACTCCCGTAACATGCGCAACGATTACCCCTAAACTCTCCGCCAATTTAACCATTGATGATATAGGGCCAAGACCTAAATTCCAGGCACGGCGACAATCTTCTGCCACTCGCTCAATATCATTCGGAGTAAGTAATTCAGCCCCTGGGTGCTCCGGTATGTTAACGTCAGGAAATTCGATTTCACCTTCAACAGCAGAAATTATAATATTAAGAATCTCAGCCCTGGCCAATACACTATTAGTCAGCGTTTGAGTCCTGGACTTCTTACTCCGAAAATGGCAGACATCACTTTCCAGAGCGTATTTTCGTTCAGTAAAAAGAAAACTGGACTTAATCATAAGCGCTGAAGATATTAACTCAAGACATTGCTCCGATGGCCTGCACCCCTTCTCCAGTTTGCTAACAAATTGCTTTGTCTTGCCAATTTTTTCGGCTAACTCTTCACAAGAAAGCCCAACAGCCATTCTCGCTAGTTTGAGCTTATCACCCCGATACTCAGTGAAGTTATTCACCTGATGTTCCATCACTGCTCACATCCAAATCTTTATCCTTCGTACGCCGACGAAGAGGCACCTTATTAATCTCCGCTTCGTCAGGGAGTGTGTTATAATCAAGAGGCATAAGCGGCATCGATGCTGTAGATTGATGAGAAACTATACTAATCTGAGCACCATAAGTATTAAATCCAACAAGAGCTACCTCCCAACGAGGCAGTGTGGACTCTAATTCACCATCGCCCTCTTCGGATAAAAAAGGCTCAGCTATGACTCGCCATGTAATATCTTGCTCAGCCTCAACATCACCAAACAATGAGAGCTGCTCATACTCTACTTTATTTCGACGCAGACGATGTTTCTTTTTGGGGTTATTAATGCAATCTTTGGTAAATTGTAGCGGAACTTTATTTAAAGCAACTACATAGTCCACCCCCTTGGAAATCATCTCAAGGCCAGGAATTGCATCTTCATTTTGAATAAGATGATTTCTGACCCAATCATAAGCCCTTACACCTTCAGACCAGTTGCTGTCTAATGCGTGCTTATGATAGTACAGCTGCTCAAGTACGTTAGCGATCTCCGCCAACAAGTGGCGAACATAGTTTTCAGCAAGATAAGGTTGAAATTCCCAACAAGGAGCTAACTGATTTTCATTCATTTCAAGTTTCGCTTTTTTTAGAATTCGCAAACCACATATTTTCGCATTTTTCTATTTTTGTCAACCAGGCTAATGCAAAAACCCGCCGAAGCGGGTTAAGTGCGGGTGCGTTGAGGATGCCTGGCACATCAGAGGTGGCGGGAGATTACTCCCCCGCCGGGTCTCTTACTCCTCAGGTTCGTAAGCTGTGAAGACAGCGACCTCCGTCTGGCCGGTTCGGATTCGTACCTCGCAGAGGTCTTTCCTCGTTACCAGTGCCGTCACTATGACGGTTAAACAGATGACGATCAGGGCGATTAACATCGCCTTTTGCTGCTTCATAGCCTGCTTCTCCTTGACCTTTTGGTCCGTAAGAGGCTAATCTCTATGTGTCGCATAGATATGGCCTCAGATTAATGTTAAGCGTCTTGCAGGACGCGTAATGTTAACTGGGGCTTTTCTCTATCTGCCTTTTGGTGTTCATGCCTGAGGCAGATAGCCTCAAGCACCCGCAGCAATTCTACTTAACTCCCGTCACCTCGCCAATATAAAATCAATCAGAAAGGCGATCCATAAGAACAATAGCAAGACAATAAATTGCCACTACAGCCGCAATAGCCAGCGCGCATTTGAGAACCAGCACGATAACCTCCTGTATTGGACGTACACCAGCTCTGATAAATATGAGGCTGCCTCTTTAACTTCGCATTGCGCTACCAATCAATAAAATCAGTGATGTTATCCAACCTAATTACAGTAACTTCCCGTCTCAACTGGTTTTTCCAATATATCTCACGAGCGTTTTGTTCACCAGCACCGCTCCACTCAATTACTCTTAAAGGCTTAGAGGTTAGGTAAGGTCGAATAAGCAGGTTAAGGTGAATATCGAGACCAGAGTAACCAAACAATATTATTTCTTCTGATTCAAATAATGCAAACTGCAAATAATCCCAGTACGTAGAAAGAACATTAGATGCTGCTATAACTGACGGTTTTCTTTTTATATGAGTTAACACTATATGCTCACTAGGTTCATCTATGTCAAGAGTAAGTTGTGAGCGTGAAAGTTTTAAAACATTTTCATGCTGATTAATAAATAGTGGTGAACCATGCAAGTGCAAATAATAACCAAACCTACGATTGTATTTCCGTTCGAGCGCTGCAGAGGAAAATCCGTGGCTTAGCATCCCATCAACTAAAACCCCATCATACCCGTTGAATATATCATTATCTATGAATGAATTGTATAATAATTTGTCATAGTTTAATGTCGCGATATGTGAGTGTGTGTTCTTTACAAACTCCACAAGCGCATTTTCGAATCTTTGTGGCAAACCTTTATCGTAATTATGCAACCTGGTTGCAACTTTGTGAATATAAGTGGCGGTAATTTTGGGGAAGTTTAGTCCATCTTCAGTAAGCCAATGCACGTTCCCCTCTCCAATTTGAGCAAGAGCTTTACAATATGTGACAGCCTGGTGAAGGGTATCCAACTCATGTTCTCCTTCTGGTGGACCTTGCCGCTGAAGACAACGCTCGATAAGTTGCTTGTGGATATCTTTTAAAAAATTGGGGCGATGCCAAATTTCTTCCAACGCTCTGTCTAAGGAGAAGTGAGCAGGATCTAAAGCCATACCGAGACCGTTGCCGAATATTATTAATTTTCTTGCCATATAGGGGGACTCATATTGGAATAACGCTGGATAGCGTAGCGCGATACGCTTAAGTTTAGGATTAATAGACATTCCGTTTGATTACACTCGTTATTACAAACTTGCATGCAAAGAAGCCCAAGCTGTTAGGTAAACAGAGACCGCAGTGGCAAGATAATCTAGATATAGCCTATAAAATCCAACAACAAATAGCGGCCTGTTTTCTATGACTTTTCTTTTCCCTAAATATCACTTATCTAATAAAATGCAATAATGTATTGCACAGTATTTAATGTGTATTAATATAGATAAGTATTGGTCTTATTTGATAACAAATCCTGAGCCTCAAAATGTCTGCTTTTCACACAAAACCAACAAGTAGGCTATTTTTAGCTCTGTGCCGCGAAAATGTCAATTCATATCCGAACCAATACTCTTTAATTTCATTACCTGTGACAATTCTAGGCATATCCCTGATAGAACGCCAATACACGCTGCATAACTTCGCTCTTCCGGCACTCGCGACAGATTATGTTCATACGCCTGTCGTAGCGGCGTATTTCTCCGTCGGGTAATGTCCAGATAAGGCCCGGATCAACCACAACAGGTTTCTTCACCTTTGCCCTCGAGAGTTTTTTGCGGGCGTTTTGCCAGTCCTTACGAGCCTGTTCTGACGGGAACAACCCATAGCCAGAGTGATATACATCACCACTGGCAACCAGCTCTCTGGCAAGAATGCTCATCAGATATCTTGTCGCACCTGTTTTAGCTTCCAGTTGCCGTAGCGTCTCACGACCGCTCTGGCGCACGAGTTCCACCACCTGCCCTTTAATTTTTTCCCGCTCTTCTTGTGTAAAAACTTTTGCCACAAGTCCCCCTTAAAATTACCTCATGACCTGAAATCAACACTTATCCCCTGAAACCAGGCGGAATTTCTGTATCCGGTTCAGAAATATGATTCACACAACGCTGTATAGACGAACGCCCCAGACGGATGACCAGTTCATCCCATTTTTCACGAAGCTTTGACGGGCTCATGATGTTTTTTACCCAGAATGGATCTCGCTGTACCCGACCAAACATTTCGCAAATTTGTCTGTGGCTTCTGCCATCCAGCATCCGCATTGTGCGCACGTCATTGGCCCAGGCAGTCCAGTTAGGCTCTTTTGGTCGCATGATCTCGCCATCATCACTGGCTGCCTGTTCGTAGAGACCCACGATCCGCCCCCAGATCCACTGCGCACACGCCAAATCCTCCCTGCTACCCCACTGGCGTTTTTTCGCACTAAACACAACCGCGTCGGAGTTCCGGGTTAAAAAATCCTGTTCAGTCGTCTGCGGGTCCGGTTGCGAAGCTTCCGGACGAAAAGTGTTTTTATTCTCTGTAGTAATCTCTGTTGTATTCTCTGTAAGATCATCAGGCCATTTTGACCCGATGACATTGGGTCGTTTTGAACCAATGGAGCGTTTCATTTTGACCTCTTCCATCGTGTCATTTTGACCTGATGGAGCGGCGCATTTTGAACCGATGGATTCGCTCAATTTGCCACCATCTAAAAGCTCGCTCCCATAGTTGATCGTGTAGAAATTGGTCATATCGCGCTTTGATTTATTGAGCTTTTCACAACGCAAAAGCCCCAGCGTTTTCAGACTTGCAAACGCGCGCTTTAACGTTGACTCTGACCAGAATGGGAACTGTTCCAGCCATTGTTCCGTTGTGTTGTAAATCCAGCGAACACCATCACATTCCATGCCGGAATTGGTATCTCTCAACCAGTAATGCAACTGCTGCAACACAATGGCTTCATTTAAGCCAATCTTCATCGCAAGCTGTGTGTTTATAACCAGTGGGCGTTCAGCAAAAAGAAGGCTCATAATTCCATCCAGCTTTTTGTTGGTATTGCTGTCGATACGCAAGTTTGAAAGCAATTGCTTTTTCTATAAGTTCGTCAGTTTCACGATCCACTACGGCAGGATCAGCAAAAAGCAGTCCGGACTCCACCACATCGCCATATTCTTTGTTTAACCCGGCGATCATGTACGTGATGCTTTTTCCGTCACTAATTTCACGATACAACCTGAAATCATTAATCCGGATAGCCTCCATAATTGCAGGCACTAGCGCCGTGAACTTTTCACGCTTATCCCTAGTGTCGATAGCCTTCCAGCGTTCGAATATCTTCACTCGATTAACGCCAAGCGCTCGCTGATCAACCGCGCCACCTTCATCTGTGACACGCTGAACCTCGATGTTCGGGCGCTCTTTCAAAGCCCAGAATGCTTCAGTGATTAATATCGTCGCCTGCTCCTGTGTCATTCCTGGTCGACATATCCAGGCATCCAGAGCCTCACGAGCCTGTTCAGGAGTGATTTTCATTGTTCAACCGCCCCGCCCGCTTCGTCTTACGATATTCGTCATAAACCTTGGGATCATACTGAAGCTCGCCGCCAGATGCCTCCTGTAGACGCATCGCGCGACCTTCAGGAACCAGCTCTTGCCATTGAGAAACAGCAGATGGGTCAACGCCAGCAGCTTTCGCTACTTTAGCTTTCGTACCGTAAAAATTAATTACGTCTGATTTAAACATCGCACCTCCAATATTGAGTTTTCTCAATGCTAATCACTCAAGGAATCTCAAGTCAAGGGTTATTAAGATATCTAAATATGAACGAGAAAACTTTAGGTCAACGCATTAGAGAAAGACGTAAGCAGGTAGGCTTAAGTCAAAACGGTTTAAGCAAAGCTGCTGGCGTATCTGGCTCATCAATTTCATTATGGGAAAGTGACCATACAGCCCCGCGCGGGCAAAATTTGCATCGCCTCGCCGAGGTATTGCAATGTTCACCAACCTGGATACTGTTTGGCGACGAGGACAAAACACCAGCTCCCCCTGTTTCACTCGATAGTGCCTTAGACTTATCGGAAGATGAGTTAGAGATGTTGCGTTTGTATCGCGCACTTCCTAAATCAGAGCAACAAGCACAACTCAGCGAACTCCGCGCCCGCGTTGAGAATTTTAATCGCCTGTTCACCGAGCTATTAGAGGCTCGCAAACGCAACAAGCATCAATAATCATCCCTTCACAAAATTTTAAAGCCTTACATTTCAATGTATTGGCTTTATCTTGCGTCAATACTTGAGTTTTCTCATCAAAAAACCCTGACAAAAAAACAATGAGAAAACTAAATTACCTCCATCAAGACACCGCACGGTGTTCTCAGCAAACAGTTCCGCTACCCCGGCGTTAAGGGGAAATGAGGTCAACATGGATACTATCGATCTTGGCAACAACGAATCTCTGGTATGCGGCGTGTTTCCCAACCAAGACGGCACGTTCACCGCGATGACGTATACCAAAAGCAAAACGTTTAAAACCGAATCTGGCGCGCGTCGCTGGTTAGCAAGAAACTCTGACTAATGAAATCTGGTAATTAAGGAATCCTCCACGGGGGGGAGTGGTGCACACGCGCCGGACACAAGCAAGCATCCGGCATGCTCTTTAACAATCTGGATATCCATAACAGTAAAAATCTACAGATTGCCGTTCAGTTTTCTGGCCAACTCTTCAAGAGATGGAGGCGATACGTAATCCGGATTTTTATTCATAAGAAACTGATTTTCACAGTACAGGCACCTGCTTTTATGAAAAAATTCATATTCTCTAACCGGGAATGGCTGAAGTATCGATACTATCTTTTGTCCAAAACATTTTGGACAAAGATGCATGATTATGCTGCCGCCGTTCACGGTTACCTCCTTCGAGTACACAAAAGTTCCCGACTCAAGTTGGCTAAGGATATAACCTTCCGTCTGAGCCTCAAAGTTTTCAAATTCTGCAATTTTAGCTTTGAGAGAAGCATTTATTTCTTGATAAGTGCCCACCAGCTCAACGAGAGACACGCATTCGCGCTGAATAGATGCAAGCTTTGAGTTCAGTTCACCAATAGCCGCATTTACTTCAGCTTGAGTTTTTGCCTCGTTCATTAGTTTTGCAATCTGGGCGGTTTCACGAATAGCCGTCATTGCTGCCGTTAATTCAGCGATCACATTCAATACTCTTATTGTTGTTGGGGATATCCAGATTAACAAGATCCTTGTTGTTGGGGAATAACGGGGACCACCTCGCCTGACGTGGTAAAAAGCAGGCACACAACACGAAAGCACACGGCGAGGTTGCTGGTTCATAGATAGCCTATCGTTAAATTTTCGTCGACCGTGCGCTTCCGGTTGTGGCAATCCGCGAAATGGCGCGGCGGTAAGTATGGCTGGGGTTTCCTCCATTGCTCCAGAAAATGCACCGGGTTGTCAGGTTGACCATACGCTTAAGTGACAACCCCGCTACAACGCCCTCTGTTATCAATTTTCTGGTGACATTTGGCGGTATCAGTTTTACTCCGTGACTGCTCTGCCGCCCTTTTTAAAGTGAATTTTGTGATGCGGTGAATGCGGCTAAGCGCACGCGGAACAGTTAAAACCAAAAACAGTGTTATGGGTGGATTCTCTGTATCCGGCGTTAATTGTTAACTGGTTAACGTCACCTGGAGGCACCAGGCACTGCATCACAAAATTCATTGTTGAGGACGCGATAATGGAAACGTTATTACCAAACGTTAATACGTCTGAAGGTTGTTTTGATATTGGTGTTCTGCTCAGTAATAAAGCGTTTACTGAGGATGCCATTAATATGCGGAAATATGAGCCTTATCTGCTCAATGATAATTCCATACTTTCCCGAATTGCTCTTCTTGAACTTGGTATTTTCGGAGAACAGCAGTGACCTCAGCATTTGCACTGGTGATGACCGTTTTTCTTATAACGGGTGAGCCGCAGAATGTAATTACCGGAATTTATGACAGTAAGTCATCCTGCATTCAGGTAAGGGACGAACAAAAAATCCCCGGTGAATGCCTCCCGTTAAAAAAAGTGTCGCTGAACCTGAATAACGAAATACCGGCTGGATAACCCTCCAGCCATATTAACGCCATACCAACGGATTAAAAATACCAGCAATGGCAGGAATTTGTTCATCCTTAAAATGGTTATGAGGTTTATCAATGAACGCTGATAAAGAAGAAATTGCACTATATTACGAAGCCAAAAATGACAAAGTCAGAAAACGCCTTGGGATTAAAGGTGGTTTTTACTGGCGCACAGCAAAAAAATTATCGGTTGCAATATCACGCGGTGTTGCTGCAATGGACGATGCCGGATTTGACGAAGAGGATTTTAAAAAACCCATCCGCGTCCATTTACCCGTTGTGAATGACCTTCCACCGGAAGGTGTGTTTGATACTGAATTCTGCAACCGATACGAAAAAGGCGGAGAAGATGGTATCACAATGATACTTATCGCGCCCTCTGTTCCGGACAAACCAGCCAGTACTGACAATACCAACGTCAACGGCGAAGACATGGCTAAGATTGAGGAGAATATGCTTCTTCCGGTTTCAGGTCAGATTCTGCCTGTTCGCTGGCTGGCGCAACACAACAGCGAAAAACCGGTCACGCACGTTTCACTGGACAAACTGCGCGCATTACATAACGCACAGGATGAAAAACTTCCCGCCGTTACCGCGCTGGCCATCTCAAATAAAGCAGTGCAACTCGAACCGCTGGAGATTCGGGATTTGTACAAACTGGTGCGAGACACTGACAAAGTTTTCCCCGCCCCCGTAAATTCGGACCTGGGACTGATGACCTCTTTTATCGAAGCATACCTGGGCGCTGACTACACCGATCGCGGTCTGCTTACAAAAGAGTGGATGAAAGGAAATAGTGTTTCACGCATCAGCCGCACGCCATCCGGCGCTAACGCTGGCGGCGGCATTCTTACCGATCGCGGCGAAGGTTTTGTCCACGATGATGCGTCAGTGGCGCGTGACGTAGCCACTGGCGTACTGGCCCGTTCAATGGACGTGGATATTTATAACCTTCATCCCGCACACGCTAAACGCATTGAGGAAATTATCGCTGAAAATAAACCGCCATTTACTGTGTTTTTCAGCAAATTCATCACCATGCCGGGCCACAAGGATTACTCCCGCGCCATCGTGGTTGCGTCCGTGAAAGAAGCACCAATTGGTATAGAGGCTACTCCCCACCGTGTCACCGAATACCTGAATAAGGTGCTGACTGAAACCGATCATGCCACCCCTGATCCGGAAATCGTGGATATTGCCTGTGGCCGCTCCTCTGCCCCGATGCCGCAGCGTGTAACAAAAGAAGGAAAACAGGATGATGAAGAAAAACCGCAGCCATCTGGCGCAATGGCAGATGAACAGGCAACGACTGAAGCAGTGGAACCGGATACAACTGAACATAATCAGGACACGCAGTCGATGGATGCTCAGCCACAGATAAATTCTGTTGATGCGAAATATCAGAAACTGCGTGCAGAACTCCATGAAGCCAAGAAAAACATTCCACCCAAAAATCCTGTCGATGCAGATAAATTACTGGCTGCTTCTCGCGGAGAATTTGTTGAAGGGATTAGCGACCCGAATGATCCAAAATGGGTGAAGGGGATCCAGAGTCGCGATGATGATGACCAGAATCAGGATAAAGCGGAACAAAACAGCCCAAATGCGTTACAAAACGAGCCAAAAACAAAACAACCAGAACCAGTAGTGCAACAAGAACCAGAAAAAGTTTGCACCACATGTGGTCAGACCGGTGGCGGCAACTGTCCTGACTGTAGTGCGGTGATGGGGAACGCAACCTACCAGGAAACATTCGATGAAGAGAATCAGGCTGAAGCTCAGAAAAATGATCCGGAGGAAATGGAAGGCACTGAACATCTGCACAAGGAGAACACTGGCAGCGATCAGTATCACGCCAGCGATAATAAAACTGGCGAAACAGCAAATCCCTTAATTAAAGTGAACGGTCATCATGAAATCTCATCCACCAGCAGGTTGTGGCACCATCTGATGATTGACCTTGAAGCAATGGGAAAAAATCCTGATGCGCCAATAAACGCTATAGCCGGTAAGTTTTTTGATCCGGCAACCGGAGATATGGGGCCAGAATTCAGCAAAACTATCGATCTGGAAACCGCAGGCGGGGTCATCGATCGGGACACCATTAAGTGGTGGCTGAAACAGTCACGCGAAGCACAATCCTCCATTCTGACCGATGAAATCCCGTTGGATGATGCACTGCTGCAATTACGGGAATTTATCGACGAAAACTCCGGTGAATTTTTTGTTCAGGTCTGGGGTAACGGTGCAACTTTCGACAACGTGATTTTACGCCGTTCATATGAACGGCAGGGGATCCCCTGCCCGTGGCGTTACACCAATGATCGCGATGTAAGAACGATGGTTGCTCTGGGACTGGTGATGGATTTCGACGCAAGAACGACTATTCCATTCGAAGGTGAACGCCATAACGCCCTGCACGATGCGCGTTACCAGGCAAAATACGTTTCAGCCATCTGGCAAAAACTGATCCCGAGTCAGGCTGATTTTTAATGTTCAACCCGGATCGCCGCTAACGGCATATAGTTAGCGGCGGTTGTGAGATATAGCTATGAGCAGCATATTTTTAACCGAAAATGAATTGCAAACGTTAACGGGCTGCAAATATGCAAGCCACCAGCGCAACTGGTTAATAAAAAATGGGCTTCCGTTCTATACCAATCGTAGTGGAAAACCGATCGTCAGTCGGGAACTGTTTACCTGTATAAAAACTTTACCACCACGTGAGGCTGAACCTGATTTCGGTGCGATCTAATGGGAAGACGAAGGAAAAATCCCGAACACGAAAAATTACCGCCAAAGGTATACCCCAATAAATATAGTTATGTATGGAAACCGACATCCAGAGAATCTGTAACCTTAACTGCAATCGAGGATGGTTTAGCCGCATTATGGAAAAAGTATGAAGAAACGGTTAACCATCGCGATCGCGCAATGACATTTGGGCGTTTGTGGGAAAAATTTCTCGCCAGCGCCTATTACAGCGAGCTTAGTCCTAGAACTCAAAAAGATTATCTGCAACATCAAAAAAAGTTGCTGGCCGTATTCGGTAAGGTGCTGGCCGATTCTGTAAAACCAGAGCACATCAGACGATACATGGACAAAAGAGGCGAGCAGAGTAAAACGCAGGCAAACCATGAAAAAAGCAGTATGTCGCGCGTTTATAGTTGGGGGTATGAACGAGGGTATGTAAAGGCTAATCCTTGTGCCGGTGTAAGTAAATTCAAGGCAAAAAACCGAGAGCGCTATGTGACTGACAAAGAATACCAGGCCGTATTAAGCGTGGCTCCTGTGCCTGTTTTTATCGCGATGGAAATTGCATATCTGTGCGCAGCAAGGATTTCCGATGTGTTATCTCTGAAATGGGAACAGATCGGAAACGATGGGATCTTTATCCAGCAAGGTAAAACAGGAAAGAAACAGATAAAAGCCTGGAGCCCCCGCCTGCAATCAGTTATAGAAAAAGCCAAACAACTCCCCAAGTCGGCCTATGTAATCAGCAATCAGTACGGCAACCGTTACATGTATAAAGGATTTAATGAAATGTGGGTTGAGGCAAGAAATTTAGCAGGACAGATATCTGGGATCGCCACCGATTTTACGTTCCATGACCTTAAAGCCAAGGGGATATCAGATTACGAAGGTAGTAGCCGGGATAAACAACTTTTCTCTGGTCACAAGACCGAAGGACAGGTATTAATCTATGACAGGAAAGTGAAGATCTCACCTACACTGGATGTACCTTTACCCCAGAATATTCCAACAAAATATTCCAAGTAATTCCAAGTGTGATTTTTATCACTGACTTGATGGCGTGTAAGTGATTGAATTTTGGCGGAGAGAGGGGGATTTGAACCCCCGGTGGAGTTGCCCCCACTCCGGTTTTCGAGACCGGTCCGTTCAGCCGCTCCGGCATCTCTCCGTTCAGATGGTTGCCATGATGCCAGGAAATTTGGCAT